CTAACGACGGTGACCTTGGTCAAAGGTGGGTAAATACCCTCTTACCGGCCTGTCCGGTCCAGCTATACAGCTGTAAAAATCCACTTGGGAGTTAAGCCATGAGTTACACACGCACCTGGTACGATCAGACTGGAGACTATGGACGGGTTGTTAAAGGGAGAACCAAATCAGGTGATCCCTATAATAACATAACCCCGCTCCGTTCATCTCTTGTTCAGACACGTACAGGTGAGAGTGTTCCTGATTGGCGTGAGAAGATTGCTCGTGGCGAATTTGCCGCGTCACCCTACTCTACTTCCAGGCAGCAGTTGCTCTTGCAACCGGCCTATATGGTTGCAGGGCAGGACATAGATAAGTCATGGTGGAACACAACGGAATTTCAGGGGTTCAATTCGTTCCCCGTTCCGAACTGGTCCGTTCCAGACTTCCCTACGTCCGTAGCGAATAAGGCTTTGGCGAACATCTTGAGCAAGGTTCGCCACGAGTATGAGCACGTCAACCTCGTACCCGACATAGCCGAAATAGGCCAGACGGTTAGGATGTTTGGTGCGCCTGCTTCTGCTATACTGTCATTGACAGATCGACACGTGAACCGTCTTGAGCTTGCAGCTCGAGGCTTACACGGGTCTACTGTCTTTAAACGTATAGCATGGGGCAGGATCGTGGCAGCGTCCTATCTAGAGTACGCCTTCGGCCTTAAACCCTTAATTAGGGCTACGGCTGAGGTGGCAGAAGCGTTAGCAAGATGGAAGGGTGAAGCCGACGGGGACCTTCCTCGTCCGGTGAATCAGCGCTTACGCTCTGGGTCTAAAAGTAATGAAGCATCTGACTCATATACAACATCTTCTGTCGAATGGTCGGGAACCATTGGGTTCAAGACTCAATTGATTAAGAAGATCGAGTATGGAGTCAAATATGACGTTACTTTAAACCACTCGGTTCAAGCTGACTACGGTAGTAATGAGAGGCTCTTGCAGTTGCTTGGGTTTAACCCGACAACTTTTATTCCAACTCTTTGGGAAGTTCTTCCATGGAGTTGGCTGGTCGACTACTTCCTCAATGTGCAGCAAATCATTGAAGCTGGCCTAACGGTCACCTCCAATGTTGAGCGAATCATGAGGATGCAGAAGATCAGTGAGCTTTACACTATTACTGAGAAGGCTTATCTCGCAGCGGCCCGGACTTCCTGGGTCTTTGCGCCTTCCGCTCCAGGTAGTGGACAATTTCGTCGCACTACATTCACCCGTACGCTGCCAGCATCGCTTGGTGTCCCGACTTTGGAAGTGTCTTATCCAAATTCGATCACTAAACTCGCGAATGCTACGGCAGCGCTCTTCGCGCGACGGGCGCACGCCAATGCACTCTGGCTTTTTTGAGTGTCTTTTCTTGTTAGGAGCCCATTATGGCTTTCAATCCGTTCTCCCCTGTTACGGGGGGCACCTCGACGGTGCTCACGTCCCCTACTTATACGATCGTTGCCGACACTCCGCCGGCACCGAACGCTAAGCAGTATTACGTGAGCGCGTTGGGAGGGACTCAGACAGGCGTAACTGCCCACTCTGTGTCCAGTCCCTTTACCGGGACAATGTTCCGCCCGGCCAGCTTGAAGACGCTGTCGCCGGTGAACAACCAGGGGGTTCTGCCCTCTGTTCCGATGAACTCTTACGCTGTTCTCACCCGAAAAGGAGTGATCCCGCTGGCGGGTCAAGCAGTTAAAGTTTTCCCGATTCGGACGTCTCTTGACGTACCGGCGGGGAGCGATACTGCCGACCCGATCAGCATTGCGGCAGCTATCTCGTTCCACATTGGCCTTCTCGCTCAACTTGCGGACGAAATCCGCAAGACGGCGATTACAG